CCTTTCAAACTGGGTATTGGAAGAGACTCCTTATTCGTGACCCAGAACACGAATCCGAAGTCACCCTATCAAAGGGATTGATAGGGATGGGGTGCCCCGCATCTAAATCCACCGATTTTTAAAGTTCGCCTACCAGTTTTTAAAGTCCATCAACCTCAAAATTTTTTCAAAAATCAGTATAGAAGTGTCATACCTAAATGGAATTCCTTGCAAACGCCCCTACCCCCGTCTAAAATTTTTTAAAATTTTCGCTATAGCGAGGCTTGTGTGGCCAAAAAACGGAAGTCGTCCATCATCCTGACGGGCAAGCAGGCCAAATTGGTCGACGCAACCCTGGAAGGGAAAGACCCAATTACCGCCGCGTCCGAGGCCGATTACGCGTCCCCTGCACGTAACGGGGAAGGCCGTGTAAAAGCTGTCGCCGTGCAGGAGGCACTGCGTGCTGCCCGTAGCGAGCTGTCGAGTGCGGCTCAGATTTCGCGTGCCGACGTGATCGACGGCATCATGGACGCGATTCAGATCGCCAGAATGAACGCGGACCCGACGGCCATGATCAAGGGCTGGTCCGAAGTCGGTAAAATCTTGGGCCACTACGCGCCGGAGGTGAAGAAAGTGGAGTTGTCCGTCGGTCAACAGCGGCTGCAGAGTAAATATGAGGCGATGACGGACGAAGAGCTGCTCGAAATCGCTGAAGGGCGTGTGACGGTGCTGAATGGAGAGAGCACACGTGTCAACTGACTTCGCAGCGTGCTCGTCGTGCGGTGTCGAACGCCTCTCCAGCACGCTGAATACGCATGGACAGTGCCCGTTTTGCATCGCTGAAGGGGTCAATCCGCCAGAGCCTCCCCCGAAATACCCGAGAATAGAGGTTAGACCACGGAAAACGGACCTTCCGAAGCCGCCTCCACCACCTCCACCGCCCACACCACGCGCGTCGTCACCCGAGAAGCAGAAAATCGTCGATGAGGCGTACGAGCTGCCGTACGAGGCGCCGGTTTTCGACACGCAGGCTGCTTCGGCGGATCCGGAACGTGAGATGGCAGCGCGTACCCTGTGTCGCAGGCGGTTTTTGCCGTTCGTGAAGCGCTTCCGGGCGAAATACACCGCCGGGTGGGTTCATGAGGACATCTGCAGGCGGCTCGAGCGCTTCGTGCGGGCCGTGGAGAACGGGGAAGAGCCCCGGATGCTGCTCATGATGCCCCCGCGGAGCGGGAAGAGCGAGCTGGGCAGCCGGCACTTCCCTGCGTGGGTGCTGGGACAGCACCCGGAGTGGGAGATTATCGCGGCGAGCCACACCTCGAGTCTGACACTCTCGTTCAGCCGCTACATCCGGGACTTGATCCGCGACCCGGCGTATCAGGTGCTGTTCCCCGGCATGCGCCTGGACCCCTCATCGCAGAGCGTCGAGAACTGGAATACCACTGTCGGGGGTGGGTATCTCGCTGCCGGCGTCGGCACCGGCATCACGGGGCGTGGTGCGCACATCCTCCTTTTGGACGACCTTGTGAAAGACATCGAGGCGGCGGACAGCCCGACGATCAGGGAGAACACGTGGGAGTGGTACACGTCGACGGCCTACACCCGGCTCGCCCCGGGCGGCGGTGTGCTGGGGATCATGACCCACTGGAACGAGGACGACTGGGCTGGGAAGATTCAGCAGGTTATGGCGAGCGGCGAGGGCGACAAGTTCGAGATCGTGTGCTACCCCGCGATCAACGAGGAAGGGGACGAGTACCTGCTCCTCGACGACACTATCCAGCAGTTCGGGCCCAGCAGCCCGGTCCCCGAGGGCGCAGTGCTGACGCGCCCCCACGGCACGGCGATCCACCCTGCCCGGTACAGCACCGAGGCCATGCTGCGGATCAAGCGGAACCTCGTGGCCAGCGGACAGAAGCGGATATGGAACGCGCTGTATCAGCAGAACCCCACGCCGGATGATGGGGTGTATTTCACGAAGGAGATGGTGCGCTACTACGTGCACCCGCCTCAGCGCCGGCACATGTACGTGTATCAGGCGTGGGACTTCGCCATCACCGAGAACGCCCAGAGCGACTACAACGTGTGTTGCACTATCGGACAGGACGAGCACGACAACCTGTACGTGCTCCACATCATGCGCTTCAAGAGCGACGACGGGAACGCCATCGTGGAGCACATCATCGACCAGAGCATCGCCTGGAAGGCAGACCTCCTCGGGTTCGAGGATGGGCAGATCTGGAAGACCATGAAGAGCCAGTACGAGAAGCGCTGCATCGAGCGCCAGCACTACACGACGTTCGAGATACTGCAGCCTCTGACGGACAAGCTGGTCCGGGCGAACCCTCTCAAGGGCCGCATGCAGCTGGGGAAGATCTACATCCAGAAGGGTCAGTCCTGGACCGAGGCGTACGTGCGCGAGCTGATGGTGTTCCCCGCCGGGAAGCACGACGATCAGGTCGACGCCACGGCGTGGTGCGTGCGCCTCACGCTGACCCGGGGTGCGCCGAAACCGCCGCCGCCGGCGCAGGTCAAGAGCTGGAAGGACAAGCTCAACGCCATCGCGGGCAGCGACGGTGCGTCGCACATGGCCGCATGACGGCGCGACTTGCGCACTGCGGAACAGGCTGCTAGAGTTGCACGCGCAACTCTTCGCCTGGACACCCCATGATCGGCAGATTGATCCTCACTCTGTTTCACGCCAGCACCGCCGCCCACGTGCTGCACCTGACGACGAGGTCGTACGCGGCTCACGTGGCGCTCAACGAGTTTTACGAGGGGATCATCTCGCTGACAGACCGCCTTGCCGAGGCGTACTCAGGCGCGTACGGGCTGATCGAGTTCCCCGAGACTCCTTACCGCGCCCCGTCGAGCGCCGAGGAGTTGATGGAGGACGTGATGGCGGCGCTGAACAAGTACGCGACGAAGTGTTGGTCGCCGCAGGACACATACCTCGAGAACATCGCGGACGAGATTCGCGCCCTCGCTTCGGGGACGCTCTACAAGCTGAGTTACTTGAAGTGAGGATTCTGCATGCCAGTGAATGACGCCCTAGCCAGCGAGCAGTGGACTCGCTTCCAGTATTGCAGAGATCGCGGCCACCTCGAGTTCATCAACAAGGCCGACAAGTGCGAGAAGTTCTTCGCTGGGGATCAGTGGTTGCAGGCAGACTTGAACGCTCTGCAGCTGCAGAGGCGCCCTGCGCTCACGATCAACAAGATCATCAGCACCCTCGGTACGCTCTTCGGTGAGCAGATTTACAACCGCAGCGAGACGATTTTCCGCCCTGCGAGCGGGGCGACGGCGGAGACAGCAGAGGCTCTGACGAAGGTCTTCAAGCAGATCAGCCAGAACAACCAGCTCCCGTGGGCCCGGAGCGAGCTGTTCGCCGACGGCGTGATCCGCAGCCGGGGATTCCTCGACATCCGCCTGGATTTCACCGACAGCATGCAGGGCGAGGTGCGGATCGAGAATCTGAACAGCAAGAACGTGGTGATTGACCCGGACGCCGAGGAGTACGACCCGGATCGCTGGATGGATTGCTTCATCACGAAGTGGGTCACACCACAGGATATTGCGGTACTCTATAGTGAGGACGACGCGGAGTACCTCAAGATCAAGGACGGGAGCAGCTTCCCCTATGGCTACGACTCAATTGAACGTGTACGCGACCGGTTCGGCGGTGTATTGCCGCTTGCGGGTTACTACGGCGTGCACGAACCCCACGGGATTCGACGAAACGTACGCTTACTGGAGCGACAGTACCGCCGGCTCGACAAGCAGCTTCACTTCGTGGACGTCACTTCCGGAGACATGCGCGCGATCCCGCAGGACTGGGACCGTAACCGCATCGCTCAAGTCGTCGAGAAGGCTCGCGGTCGGGTCTCCGTCACAAAAAAGCTGGTCAAGCGCATACGCTGGACAGTCACTGCCGACAACGTCGTACTCCACGATGACTGGTCCCCGTACAAGCACTTCACTCCTGTCCCGTACTTCCCGTACTTCCGGTATGGCCGTACCATTGGGCTGGTCGAGAACTTGCTGGGCCCGCAGGAACTACTGAACAAGACCTCCAGCCAGGAGCTGCACGTCGTCAACACGACGGCGAACAGCGGCTGGAAGTTGAAAGCCGGTGCCCTCAAGAACATGTCGATCGAGGAGCTCGAGCAGAAAGGGGCCACCACTGGCCTCGTCCTCGAGCTGGACGACGTCGCCGCGGCCGAGAAGATCCAGCCGAACGCGACGCCGCAGGGGTTGGATCGCCTCAGCTACAAGGCCGAGGAGCACATCAAGACGATCAGCAACATCAGCGACTCGATGCAGGGTTTCGACCGCGAGGACGTCGCTGCGAAGGCCATTCAGGCGAAGCAGAGTCGGGGTAGTATCAACATGACGAAGGTCATGGACAACCTCGAACGCAGCGACTTCCTGGTCGCCCGGAACGTCCTGGACATCGTGCAGGAGTATTACACCGAGCCGCGGCTGCTCCACATCACGCACGACGACTTGTTGCAGCAGCCTGAGACCCTCGAGGTCAACACGTACGACGAGGCGCTCAACGAGATCACGAACGACCTGACCATCGGCGAGTACAGCATCATCATCACCAGTCAGCCGTTCCGGGCGACGCTGGAGGACAGTCAGTTCGAGCAGGGTATGGCCATGCGTGAGGCCGGGATTCAGCTCCCCGACGACATCCTCATCGAGAACAGTCGGCTCCAGCGCAAGAGCGAGATCGTCAAGCGGCTGCAGGCCGCGCAGAACAGCCCCGAGGCGCAGCAGAAAGCGCAGCTCGAGATGCGCAACATGGAAGCCGCCGTGGCCGTAGCCGAGGCCGAGGCACAGCAGAAAGCCGCCGACGCGCAGTTGAAACTCGCCAAGACGAAGTCCGAGATCGCCAGTATCGAGCAGGAGAACGCCAGGATCACCCTGGAAGCGAAGTTCGTCGACGCCGAGGGCGGTGGAGCCGCCGAGGCAGCGAAGATGCAGGTCGAGGGGCAGAAGGCTGGGCACAAGATGGACCTCGAAGAGCGTCAATTCCAGCACAAGCAGAGTCTCGCTGAGCGCGAGATGGCCCTCAAGGAAGAGGGACATGCTCGCGAGCAGGCCCGGGCGGACGACATGCACGAGCACCAGAAAGTAATCAGTTCCAAGCAGGCCGACGCGCAGGCCCAGGCCACACGGCAGGCTGCGCTCTCGGCCGCTTTTAACCAAGGAGAA